TGTATTCTTCATCTAGACGGCTAACGCTTTCTTGGTCCCAACTATTATAAGCGTTATATCCTTGTGTCCACCATTTTTTACTAGTGATATTTGCAAGGGCATCTTTATTTCCAATGCCAGCCTTACCAAGTTCAGTAACTTTATTTACTGTATTAATAGTATTAAGAGCAGTATTTTCAATAACCTTAATCCATTCCATACCAGCCTTTTCAAGACTGCGTAATGGATTCTTAACAAAATTAACTAAAGCATTACCTTCAAAACTAAGAAACTTCTGCAAAGTAGTCTTATCGGGAATTGCATATTGGGCTTCTGGATTAAGCCGTACTAAAGCATCTTGTAGTTCTGGCGATAACTGCGTAAAGGTGTTTTTAGCACGCTTAGGGTCAGGGTCGCGGATTAAGAATGTATTAAGATTAGTAAGCGTGCTGAGTGCATCCCAGTTTGCTTTTTCTTCGGCTGTAAAATTACCAGCAGTTCTGACCTGCACCATTTCTGGTGAGTTATTAAGAGTATCTAGGTCAATTCTGACTGGAACAAAACCTGTATTTTGCTCTGGCATTATTACCTATTCAATCTATTATAAAGGAACTCTGCTACGCCGCTATCATCTGATTGCAAAGCCTTTTCTACGGCAGTAAAAAGGTTTGGTGCTTGTGGAACTACGCTAGATAGTCCAGGTCCTGCGCCCCAACTTGAGCCAGAAGAAATGGGTTCATTGGGAAATTGTGTTGGTGCTCCTAGTTCTACAATTTCTGGCATTGCTGGCATAGGAACTCCACCCGCCATAGGCGCACCTTGTTGCTGTGACATTGTTTCTTGACCTTGACCGTATGGCATACCAGAAATATATCTAGTTGGCTGTTGAGATACGTTTAAATCTGTTCTCTCAGAGCCTGCTCCGATACCAGAAACTTTCTCATTAACTTCCATTAGTCATCATCCTCATCAAAGTCGTCCAACGGATTCTTAATTGGGTCTAACGGGTCTACTATCCAGTCAGGATAACTTGATTTATCCATAGCAAATGCCATAGCAGTCCCTTCATCAAAGCCAGCACGAATACAAGCATCATAAACTTCTTTTGCTGCAATAGCCCAGAAATCAATTTTGACTAATACTGGTTCTTTTGTTGTGCGTCTACGCTTAGGCTGTGGTTTAGCCTTGTTAATTTTTTTACGCGGTGGCATAACTACCTCCGAGTTACAGTTCTAGCACTTGCACTTGCCTGACCACCAAGTGTCAGGTTAGAAAGTAAAGATTGTAATGAAGGTGGTCCTTGAGTAGCGCCTCCTGCCAACGCAGAGGGAGCAGGGGACGGTTGCTCAACCATAGGTGCGCCAGCAGGAGGTAATTCTTCAGGTGCAAAGATGTCTTCAACCGCATCTTCTAGCGCCGTCCCTTTTTGGCGAGCCTTAATAACCCCAGCAACTTTACGAATTACAGCAGATGGGTCTGCACCAGTAGCAGCCATTTGTGGAATTGTCTGCGTATATTGCTGTAATGATGTAATGAGAGCCTGACGCAAGTCTTCCACTTCAATTTTTTCTTGTTCCTGTGTGACATTAACACCAAATGGCAACTCACGTTGTGCTAAATCTTTGGAAATAAGTTTACCGCCCAAGGCTTGCAGCATAAAAATAAGCCCTTGGGCTGGATTAAGACCAGCAAGCATCCCATAACGAACATCTGCGGAGTAATCACTCTTAATATCTTTGCTAGGTAAATACTCAATACTGTATGGTGAACCAGCATCTACGCCACGAATAGTCTTATTTACATTGAAATAACTTTCATCAATTTCAAAACAAAGACTAATAACATCTTTGAGTGCAGAAGCAAAGATTGCTTGTGCTGATTTGACTTGTGTATCAAATCCGCCCATAAGGGCTTGCACACCTTGTCCCGTAACAATGCTTGCATCAATGTTTCCAGTACGCGATTCTGGGTATCGTGTTCCAGTACGCAATTCTTGTTGCAAAATTTGCTGTTCTGTAAAAGCACCTGCTGGAATATTCAGGTCTACACGACGAACTTGTTGTGGAGTAGCAGTGCGAATAATCGCATCTGGTCCCATTTGTAGTTCGCTAACGTCTTGTGGAACAACGATTGGTGCCTGTACGGACTTTTCCGCTGCTTCCATCGCAAGTAATGCGAACCTATTGCGAAGCAACTGAATACCGAGTACGTCATCAAACTGTCCACGCATCTCACCGTCAATAGATGGTCTACGCGCTACTACAACCATCATCTTGCCTAGTGGATTAAGTGCCTGAGATAAAAGCAAATTGTTTCGTGATGGCACAAACACAACAGATTGTTCCGAATCATAGTATCGGATTACTTCAAGTTGTGAGTTAAGGTCTTGTTCATAACCTTCTTTGCCAAGCAAAGCAATTTCATACTCAGGGAAATTCGCTACTAGTTCGCCAATCGGCATATAGTAACGTTTTGCAAAGGCTACGCATCGCCCATAGCGGTCAAACTCTGGGTAAGCGCCCACTGGGTTTTCTATACGGATACGTGGTAGCCCCGCTTCTTCGTCCAATTCTACTAGGAATGGAACGAAACCAAATGTGATGTACATATCTGCGCCCGTGTACATCTGTACTTGTAAATCAGAATGAGCAAAATAATTAGCGGCAATACGAGTACGCTTATCAGCGAAAGACCGAGCGCGGTCAGAAGCCTGATTCGCCGCCGAACAGTTAACGGCTGGTAGTGGTGCCATAACTTCGGATAAATCACGGGCAACAATGTCAATAAAATTTGCCACGACATTTGCATCTACACCTTCAGGAAAAAAGTCAGGATATACAGAAGCAATCTGTCCTTTACGTACGGCAAGTACATCTTGCTGCCGTGCATCACGTTCAGAAGCACGATAACGTAAGTTATCTACACGTGCTGAAATTTGGTCTATTGATAACATATTATCCTTACTTTATTTGGTCTAAGCCTGCGCCAAAACCAATACCAGGTATTCCACCACTAAGCCCTCCACGGGGCGGAGTGTTTTTGCCTACTACAGATTGCGTAGCCCGTGCTGCTCTACGCGCTTCTTCTTCTATAATTATTTTTATTGATTTGCGTTCATTAGGTGAAAGTTCTCGGTATGCTTTTTGAAACAAACGTTCAGCATACGCTTCAGCCTTCGCTGATGTAGGACTTGCTTTACCTATTGCTTCTGCTGGTTTTCTTACTCTTGGATTAATATCAGCAGCCTTGCTTTGTCTTTCCCAATCACGCATAGCCTCTAAACGTAAACGCATTTCTTGTTCTGCTGCTTTGCGGTCAATATTTGCACGTGCTTCTGGACTAATACCAGTTGTTCTTTCATAACTACCTTTAGGTGTTTGTTTGAAAAGATTTATATCTGCACCTTTAGGAAAATCAATTTTAACTCCAGCATCTTTTGCTACCTGTGTTATCTGTGCTGGAGATAAATAAATAGTTTGACCCTTGTAGGTTACTGCCCTGTAGCCAGTTGATTGTAATTCCTGTCGTGTAGGAATTGCTTTAGAAAGAACAGTAGGTTGCCGTACTGGTGTAGAGGCTGGTGGTTTAGATAGTTCTTTCCAAAGAACTTCTTTAGCCTTTGAGACGCTAATACCACGGTCACGGGATATAGCCTTAACAATCTTATCCATTTGCGCTGCAGTAAGTTTTTTAGGGTCTTGTTTTATAAATAATGGTTGGACTTTAGTTGCTTGTCGTTTATTGGCTTCTACTTCTGCTTGCGTAAGTTTAGGATTGCGTTTATTAGCACCCTTACCGCTTTTGCCCGTAGGGCTTTGCGACATCTCTCTAATTACATCCCGAACATCTTTACTAAGACGTGGAGTAATTTTCTTGGGTGACTTAGCCATTGTTCCTATCCGTAGGTCTCTTGCCATTGCTCCGCAAAGGCATCGTCCAAATTAATTGTTAGCCGTCTTTCTTTTTGTGCTCGTGTAGCCCAACGGTTATGTGCCCATTTTTGTATGTTAGAGTTTTGTTGCATAAACTCTCTACAGCGAATAACACCAAACCACATAGCCATCACACAGTCAGTCTTGCCTCTGGTATCAGGTTTCCAGGTTATTAATTGTTGAACTAAAGCCTTAAGTCCTTCAGAACCTTCAGTGCTAGGGAGTTCAATGATGTTGTTCTTTTGAAACTTTCCTTCTCGTGTAGTTCCAAAGAGTGTTGACATAGATGCAACTCCGAAGTTTGTGTCCCACTTGTTCTTTCCTGTAAAGTGAGCATTAAGCCGTACGCCGTAAGAAGCAAGCCAGTTTCGTAAGTCTTCGTCAAGTGAATAGGCTTTTTGGTGTGCGTTGATTTCAACTCGGAACTCTTGCGGTTTATAAATCTGCGTAAATACTTCAAAGGCTTCCCTAATCTTTTGCGGTGTTGGCTCAGACATATTTAAACAATCTAAAATATAAATCTTGCCATCGGCTTTGTTATAGGTCATTACAACAAAAGCAGCATTACCAGCCATAGCAGGGTCAAAACCAATTACTGTATAACCTTCTATACGCTGTGGATGTCCAGCAGTACCTGACTTTAATGCACCACGTTTGCGCATTCCATTAATAGAACCTTGAACAAGTTCAACAGGAAAAATGGAATCTTCGGTTACATCTTCTTGCTGATATACCAACGCCCAAGTAGACGGAGTTACTTCACTTCTACGACGCGCTAGTGTCGGTCCGTCCCATTTCGGGAAGAGCCCTTGCTCGTCAGGTGTCTCATCATCGCCATCCCACGGAACGTCCGACTTAGCCCAAAGAGTTTTCCAGTCTTTTGGTTTATCCGCATACTCCAGCACGGCAGGCATACCCATGTAAGTAAACGGGCTCTTACCGCCCGACCAATGCTTCGGGTCTCTGAGTTCTTTGTAAAAGTCTGTCGGCGCAATTCGTGTCCCAACTACT